GTGCGACAGGCAAGAAGTACATTCGAATCAAATACTGCAGCGCCAGTGGCGCTGCTTGAAATACTCTCACCTTGTCTTTAGTCCTTTTTGTTGGTTCATCTTTGAGAGATGCACCGAAGATCAAATTGGGATGTTCACCAGCATCAATGAGGGCAGTTACGCGCTCGATTTCAGCTAAAATTTCTGGGGTGAATTCCCGAGGACAGTGGTGGCTGTCCGTTGGCTCTAGATCAAACATGTGATTGGACTTTGGTCCCCCAATGGGGTAACCTATTGATGTTTTAGTGACCATCGCGTCTATGAATCTTTTGCTCTCAATTCCAGAAATAGTTTCCTGGTGTGTGAGAGGGACAAGTTCTTTGGAATATTCAACTGGATCAGAGTCGAATACCTTCTTTAAACCGCCGATATAATCGTCAACGGCAATATCAACTTCAGCTGGATCGAAGCCGATAGAAGGTTTGGAACATACTTCCAGAGATTCATACCATGGACGCCATTTGCGTTGGTCTGTCTTACCATCATCCCTCACAATAGGAGAGACGAATTGGGGAGGACCATACACATTAGGCACACCAGTAATTCTTTCCACAACGGGAGAGATTGGTGTCTCCATGACAGAAGAGCTAGTTGAAGAGCGCCCTGTTACAGTTCCGTAAGGGATCACTGCTGCTTCTCCTGTAATAAAATTTGTGGGACATTTGTAATGAATATCCCCACTAATGGCATAATTGCGACCTAGCATGCTATCGTCAATATCCCTTGCTTGTGGTGCTGGGACAAACGCTTCACTCATATTTTCTAATTCATGAATAGCCATGCGTAATTGTGGTGCTGTAATAGCAAAACCACATCCTTTATTAGTTCCGGTGACGCCTCCAATATGAAATCCTAGAATTTTGCATTCTTTGGAATCAGAGACTATAGCGGACATGCACATACCTTCAAAAGTCTTCATGCCTAATAAATCATAAAATGCACCTGGAAAAGTTTCTGCTCCATTATGTGCGTCATTAGTGTGGTGCCACCATGTTTTGGCAGCAAAACGTGTCTGATCTTCGTGGAGTCCATGCACACAAGCCATAATAGGCCGCGTGACAAAATCTTCCTCGAAGTGCTTTAACATATCCTTCGAAGGACACGCGTTTGGAGCATAAATCAGAGCTGCGTCTGTGTTGGGTACCTTGTAACTCATCTTTGGATTGACAAGCGTCTTGAGTGTACCGTTTTTGTTTGTGATCTTAACAACCGACGTTTCCCTAGGCAGTAAATGACCTGGGATTAGAATGCATTTCGATTTGACAAAGAAACCGCCACTGAAGTGCCCATTAATGTCAATAAGACACTGAGCAGTACTGAGGGAGTTTGCGGCTCTCGTTTGATCACTAAAGCTACCGATATTTGACATTGGTTTGTACTCTGGAACGACCCATGCGTTGGTCTCCTTATCTCTAGCGCGAATGTCTTCAATGGATTTGGGATTAAGTTTTCCCTGAAAAGACAAATTTGCTTTAATAGCTTTATATGTTTTGGCTGCACCATACAGTGCGCCTAATGCTGCAAATGTTGCTACAGCATATTGCACGTGTTTATCCCGGATTGTTTTGAAAAGCTCCGGTAACGTGCCACGCGCTTCGACTAGTCTATCGAAGTACGCGGTTTTCTTTGTTTCTACTACTGCTCCTATTGTGGTCATGTGGTAAATTCCACTTGCACCGGCATATAGTAAGGCAAGCTTAGCTCCCAGGAGTTTGTATATTCCTAGACTAACCGCACCGTTTGTGAGACACATCCTTTTGATATATCTGGACACATCTTGTCCAATGACATCTTGACCGTAGGCCAATATATTGGATTTAATGAAGTTATTGTCCATCCATTAATCAGGGATATAAGAAGTCCAAGAAGAATATAGTGAATTCTCGAATGCATCTATTCCCTTCAAAAGTCCGTCTATAGCGAGATCTTCGACTTTAGTCTCGAGCACGCAACGTTTAGAACGGATTTTGTGTCCATACGAATTTCCTCTACGGACAATATGTCCTGCGAGGCGTTCTCCGAATTGAGGTTCGTAATCCTCATCTTCATCTGATTCGGAGTCAGATTCCACAGTAGTTGCCACTGAGGGTGTACACGTACAAGTTTCCATACACTTGTTGCACTCTTTGCAGAGATTCACAATGTTGGACGGGTCTGTAAATGCTACAACTACCTTCTCTTGCTCATTATTGTGCTTTTTGGATAGATCAGCAATGATATTAACATATTCTGTGATAGAAATGTCTTTGTGAATGATATCATAATGAGAGAATGATTGGCCACGGGGTCCATCTCCAACAGGAGTTTTCATTGTGACCAACCAAATGTCGTTAAGCTTATCCATGGTACCGAATTTG